TTATTTACCAATAGTATCAACTACTTTATCAACTTTTTCTTCTAATTTATCTATTTTATTATCCATATTTTTAATTAATGAGCTATTAGTTAAAACCAACTCTGAATTTGTTTTAGTAACTTCATCTAAAGTTGAACTCATTTTATTATACATATTCCAAATAAAAATTCCCATAACTACACAACAAGCTATAGGAAATCCAAAATTATCTATTAATACTTTTATTTCTTGCATTTTAACACCTCCTTAATAAAGAAATAATCCCTTGTTACATAATTCTCTATCATCTGGAGATTTTGCAACTAATTTAATTACATTCATTTTTACCCCTATATTTTTAAGAGTTATACTTCCATTATCTTGACTTATTATTTCAACACTAGCTTTAGATTTATCATCTATAAACCATTTAACAGTTTTTCTAGCTGGAGATAATGTATATGTACTTATTTTTCCTCTTTGAACTTTTTGTTCTCCATCAATTTTAAATGTTCCACTAAAATCCTCTTTCTCTTCTTTAGATTTTTCAGATTCAGTTGGTTTTAGCTGAGGTTCTTCCACTTTCTCATGTTCTTTAGGTACTTCTTTTGGTTTATCTTCTTTATGTTCTTCAGTAGTAGTTGAACTTGGTTTCTCTTCCTTATTTGGATTAGGTTCTATTGGTTTTTCCTCAACTGGTACTACTATTGGCTTTTGTTGGTTATTATAACCCTCACTACCAACGGTTGTACTATATTTTAGAATTAGAACTAATAATCCTTCCTTAGTATCATCTATTGATTGAACGCTGAAATTCTTTTTATTGTAGGAAACGGTATCTCCTATTGAAATAGATTCCATATAAGGTATAGTTAATTCAAGTTCATCAGCTAATACATTGAAATATCTATTATTATCAACCACATCTTTTAAAGCTCTAATATATCCAAATATTTTTTGTTCTTTATATATAACTATTTGAGCCTTTGTAATTGTAGCCTTATTATAAGTATTTACTAAATTTTCCTCTTTCTCTAATACAATATAATTAACATTATCTATATTAACTATATTTCCATTTTGGATAGGGGAATAGGTAAATAGATAATTAAAGTTTACTCCATCTTTATAACTATCTTTAATTGGCTTAATAACTACACTTGCATTAGTATTTGTAATTATAGCCTTTGTACCATTCATTTCTATAGCTTTACTTAACATATCCATAATTTCACTTCCTAACTAAAAAATATAGGTCTAATATTTAAATTAGTACCATCTTTTATTTCTTGTAATTCAATTATCTTTGTATTTACCCTATAAATTCTCTTTTCTAAGAACTTATAAGCTTGATCTATACTCATAATATCTTTATTATCTATCTTTCTCATAATGTCAGTATCGTTAGCTAAAGTTTCTAATACTGATACTACTGTTTTTAATAAGTTAATCTCATTGTCAGCTTTAACATAGTTATCAGTAGCCTTTAAATTGTTTTCCTCTAAAAATACTGAGTATTCACTATCTTTATAATATTTTTTGTTACTAAGTTCTAATTTTAATCTTTCTAAATTTGTCATAATATATCTCCTTTCATAATAAAAAAGAGTACCCAAACTGGATACCCTTTAATTATTCTTGACAACATATTTTAGTATTTATTTCCATTAATTCTTTGTTATATTTATTTCTTAATTTATTTAATTCTTTAATCTCTTCTTCTGAACATAATTTACAATTAGTTAGTTTCTTAATACCTTCATCTATCTTTTGTAAATCTTCGTTTATAAACTCTGTATCTTCAATCGCAACTCTTCTATGTCTATAATCTTTAAATAAATTATTTGTATATCTTATAGAGTTTTCTATTGCATTAAACAAAGGTTTCATATCATCTATATTGTTAATCTTTGCATATACATTTTCTAATTTCATTAATTATTTAAACACCCCTTTTTTATATCGTAATTTATTTATATTTTTTTCGATTTTATACTTTAAATCATACTCTTTTAGTAGCTTAGTTAAACTCATACCTTCCATATCAACATTATGAAAGCTTCCACTTTTTATAGTTGTTCCATTTGAGTCAACTGTCCAAGTTACAGTTATCAACCTATTAATCAAAATTTCATCATCAATGTCTGGTATTATAGCTACAGTATCATCATTATTCATTACTATATGGATTTCTTTGGTATTATTCTCATTTTCAACTAAGTATGTATCATTATATAGTAATTCTCCATTAAAATTATTATAACTAATATCTTTTTCTTTTAATTGTTTTAATACTTTTCTCATTCTTATATATTATACCTCCCATAATTTTCTATAATACCATATTAACAAATTATGTATATTATGTAAAGTTTGTAATAATTATAAGGGGTAAGTAGCTAGTAAATAAGAACATAGTAAACGGATGTCATGTTTCACGACACCCTTAATAACTAAAGTTGTTGTAATTTTTCTTTTATAAAATCTACTAAAGATTTAACTTTTTTGTTTTCTACTTCAATAGTAAAAATATCACCTTTCCAAATCATTAATTGTCCCATAGTATCTTCATAAGTTCTTTGTATTTTTCTTAATTCTATTAATTCCTTATTCCATTGTTCTTTACTTTTTATTGATTTATTTTTATGTTTTATATGTCCTTCTCCAAAGTCATCTTCAATTTTCCAATCTAAGCTGCATAAATCATATTCTGTATCTAAATAGTAATTAAATTCTTTTCCTTGTATAATAATCCAATTATCTGATATTACTATTTTAACTTTTCCAACTTCATCATTCTCTAATCTATAATCAATAAAATTAGCCTTATTATCCTTTACAAAATTTAATTCCTTAGTTAAAAACTCTTCAATCTTTTTATGTTCTCTTTCAATAGCCTTATCTTTTGCATTTTCAAATCTACTTTCAATTTCTAGTAATTTTCTTACTATTTTATCTATTTCAACTTCACATTCTTTAATTTCTAATTCTTTTATATTATTTATTTTTAATTTATTTAAATCCATTTATAACACTCTCCTTTTATTTTTCATATAATTCCATTAAATCAAATGGGCTTACTTCTAAAACATCACCTATTTTCTCTACGATATCAAGTCTAGGAAATTTTTCTTTATCATTTTCCAACCTTGATATTTTGGTAATGCTAGTCCCAACTTCTTCAGCCAATCTTGATTGGGAATAATGTTTCATTTTTCTATACATCTTTATATTTTTAAAACTGATTTTGTAACACATAACTTTTCTCTCCTCTTTATCAATAAAATATTAACAAATCATGGCTAATATGTAAAGTTTATGTTATTTGCAAACTTGAGAAATGCAAAACCTAATTAAAAAACGGACATAATGTCCGAATTAATGGATACGACAAATTGTCACTTCCAAAATCAATGCGAAATAATTTCGTCTTGAACATCAAAAGGACATAATGACCACTTGAAAATAAATGCGACATTATGTCGTCTTGAAAATCAAACGGAACTAATTTCCCTTTGAACATCAAATAGAGATAATCTCAACTTGGTAAAATCCCAAAATAGGACATAGGGGGCGTTTGTGGGACGCTACCTTTTAACTCATGGATTAATTGTCCAAAAGTGAATTTTATCTGTGGGTGGTTGAATGATTAGTTTATTTCCACATTCTTCCAAAGGGGTAACACGAATATTTCAATGCGTTTTATAAAAATAATACATAAAAAATAAAGTATATAATATATAATTACTCAACAACTTCGCTAAATCTAGGTTTGGCGAACTTGCCAAGAAATGTAAAAAACTTTCAAATCGTTGGTATCACTAACTTTTAGCCATTTTCTATTTTTAAAAATCTAATAAAAAACCTAAAAACGGTATATTTTTACCATAATTTAACTCTAATTCTCAATTACAAAATTATATCAGAAATAGCTAATACGAATAATAGCTTTAGGATAGGATATTATATCCCACCCTTTTTAGCTCATTTTTAGCTTATTTTTACTTTATTTTTTAATACATAATTAATATATTTATAGTATTTTCACCCTATAAGGCTTTTTTGCCCCAAAATGGAAATCCGTGCATAAGTTAATGCGTGTTTTTTTAGCTAATTAATACCATCAAACATCAATCATTATTACCCAACTATTCACACCCATAATTTACACACTATATATAGTATAGCTGCACCCACATAACCCCTATATATTCCACCATTTATAAGTAGTACCTAATACCATTTACCACCCACTAAGTTTCTTTAACAAACCCAGTTACTCTACCTTATCTTCAATTTTAGTCCCTTCTTTTTCTATCCTATCTAACTCCATATCCACATCAACTGTAATCGGAGATTTTTCTATTATACTTCTCTTAGATATAGCTCCCATATCGAATTGTTTCTTGATGTTCTCTAGTAGTTCACTAGCGTTTTGAGGTCTTGCATAGTTGAATGTAACACCAATAAACTCACTAGGCTCTATGTCTAACATCTTCTTAATTATTCTAAATCTATCTCTATAACCTTTCATCATAGCCTTTTCAGTTATCATGGCATATACATCAGCTAATTGATATAAAAGCTTTAGTGATACTTCTGATACATTAGCTATATTCCCATTACCACCTAATATACTAGGCATATATGCACACATATTTAAGTTATTTTGTAATGTATCTAAATATAGTTTAATTGTACTGTAGTCCATACTAGCTGATACATATTTCATATCACTTCCATTCTCTAAGGCTACATTATAACCTACACCATCTTTATTTATTCCATTACTCTCTATACCTTGTCCAACAGTTAATAATAAAGGATTTAAGCTTAATGTATATATACTATCTCCCATTTTAGATAATAAGTCCTCTAACTCATCAAGTATCGGTACTATATCATTTAATAAGCTCTCACCATATCTACTATCCTCATCACTAGAGAAATAATAATGTACTGGTAATCCACTTTCATTTACATATTCATCTATCTTATGTATTTCAGAACCTTCATTAGTCCATTCTTCTACTCTATCCTCATAGTAAACATTCCAATAACTTATACTGTCTGTATTAGTCCAATGTTCTATAAATGCAATATAATCTCCTGCGTCATTAAATACTGGATAGCTGTCCTCAGAACTAATAATCTTACTCTTAATTATAAAGTTATCTCTATATATGTACTCAAATCCATCACCATATTTACATACGTTAGATGTTAATTTAAAGTCAGTTTCATTAAATCCACCGAACTTATATACACTCTCGATCTCTCTTACTACATCTTCTTCACCAGTTAAACTAATAGGCTTACCAGTTAGATATGTTGCATGAAAGTTTAATATACTCTTTGCATTATTTAATATTAGCTTTTTAACCTTATATTCTTTCTCCTGATACTTTATATCTTGTCTACCTAATACTTTATGTCTACCACTTAAATATTCCTTTAAACCCCATACCCTCGCTATTCTTGTTGAATTACTAGGCTTTTCTACTTCCTCAGTAAACCATAAAGGATTATTTCTATAAACATTTTGTACGTATAAATCTATTTTTTCCATTTTGCATTCCTTCTTTCTATTAAAAATATTAAACATATGTTATCTCCTTTCTAGTACAGTCGTGGACGGCATTTTTCTCTGCCTTCCTATTTTGACTAATCCATTTTAATGAGTGAAATTATTCAAATGGACATAATGTCCACTTGAACAACCTAACGCTCCCTTTGTAAATTCCTTAGAGAAAATTACATCAATAATTGCAATTTGCCCGTTAACCTACCATTTATACCATTTACCTTCTTTGACACCAGATAAGGCTAATGCAGTTGCCATAACAAGGTCATCATGATAGCCTGACATAGCTCCCATACTTCCATTATCCTTTATCTCAAAGACTTTCATCTCTTCCAGTATTTCCTCGGAATTAATAAGTAACGCCCCTCTATCGAACATTTCTCTTAAATCATTGATAATAATACCTTTAGTCTTAGCGTTAGTATCAAAACCAACTTGGATTACAGTTCTATTAAATTGATCGTATGTCTTGTATTTACTCATATTCATATACTTAAAGTTGTATCTTAATCTTTCAATTACTGAGTGTCCACCACTAGCCTTTTCTACTACTAAATAAGCCTTATTAAAGTATCTTCCTAGCTCATTTACAAACTCTGCGAACTGATAAGGTTTTATTTTATTATTCTTAAACATGGCTATTTCTTGCCCTTCCTTATCTAATACAACACAAGTAGAACTATCTTTTCCAACACCTTCTGATGTATCTACACCAATATAATATTTCTTTCCAGCCACGGGCTTTTGGTACATAAAAAAAGACTTACCATAAAACTTACTTAGTTCTAAAGGTAAATCATCTATATCTTTCTTATTTATGTATTTATTTTTCTTTAATTGTAAGGCTCTCAGTACATCTGTAATTCTCTTATTATCAAATATACTAGCTCCTGATGTTATAAACGCCATTTCATCAGTTAATGGGAATTCTTGATTAAATTTATCCTCACTAGAGTTAGCTATTTTTAACCTTCTCCAACAAAGTATATCTAAAGTCATTCCCTTATCTTTATAGTCATTTAATAATTGTAATTCTTCCTCTGTTAAATCATCCATTCCAAAGTCATGACCATTTCTATTCTTGAATATTTTCTTATATTGTTTATATTGTTCTGTAAACATACAACTTGTATCTATGTAATTATAGAAAAATGATTTATAAGCGTTCTCACCTTTCTTTGATTTTTGATAATGATTATGAAAGAAATTAAGTCCATTTGCAGTAGTTTCTATGATTAAGTTTCCGTCAGGTCTTAAAGTTTGTTCAAGTGATAATAATTGTTTAGTAGCTATTTCAGAATCTACAAAGGCGAACTCTGATAAATGAATTAATTTTGCAGTATTTCCTCTCCCTTTATCAGTTCTACCTAGTGTACTACATGATATTATTGAACCATTAGCTAATTGTAATTCTGCCCTATTATTCCTTATTAAAGGTAGTTTTATAGGCTCTGGAATACTGTTATATATAGCCTTTAATTTATTGAATATAGCTCTTGTACTCTCATCATTATGGCTTAATAACATACATACACACTCAGGCTCAGTAATTGCATAATAAATAGCTACAGAACAAATACAAACACTCATGCCCCCTTGTCTAGCCTTTAGGATAATATTATAGTTATCCATATTCTCTACAAAATCTTTCTGCATTTTATTCCATTTAAAAGGTACTTTTTTACCCATTTTATCATTTATCTGCATAAGATTTTTAACAAATAAGTAAGGATTATTCCAAACTTTTAAGAATTTTTCTTCTGTAGTAGTTAAATTACTCACTCATATCAACCCCCCCTACTAATTCCTCAATAACACCTTTCTTACCTTTGAAGAATTTACTGTCTGAGAATTTTACTAGCCAATTGGCTGAATTAACATCACCCTCTAAAGCTTTTGTTAACATGGCATTATAAACTTTAACTAAGTTTAACTCAGCTTGACTTTTAACAGTTATTGAAATAGCTTTCTTTACATCTTCTCTCTCTAAATAAGTGTCCAATGCAAAATTCATATCTACATTATTACAATAACTTTGTATATTTTTATATTTTTTAGGATCAGCTCCATCACAATACCATCTAACAAAGTGTCTTAATTTTTTATTATCTAATATATCTTCAATTTCTTTATTTAAATTCTTTGGTTTATCTGCCATTCTAATATTTCTCCTTTCTGCATAAAAAAAAAGATATAACAACCGTACCATCAAGTCCCTTTGTTATATCTCTAAAATTTAAAAATCAATAAATCTTGAACAACGTTAGTTGTGAAAGATAACAAGTATTTAGTGAAACGTTCCGTAAGGAAAATACGCTGTTAAGCCTTTACGCTACGCTTACTAACGCACACTTTACTACGTAACGCTACGCTAAGTGTTTGTTTTCTTCATAACTAACGTTATTCAGAATTATTTGTTTTTATTTTACTTTTTTTACTTTTGTAACCAAAATATACATAACCCTTTTTAAAAAGGCTATTGCATAAAAAAGTTACAAATTAATAATTTACCTTTCCTACTATCCAATATGTTTTTTCCTTTTTAACTTTACCATTTTCATCTCTATATGTTTTTGGTTTAGGATTATCCATTATAAATGGTATCTCATTATCCTTTAAATACCCCTTCAATGTATTTATTCCTAATGTTCTAGCTTTTAAACCACATCTTGCGAATACATCTTTAAGTTCTTTTTGTTGTTCTTTAAATAATTTTTTACCAACTATACTATCTAAATATTCTTCTAACTCTTCATGTTCATATGTAATTTCTAATGTTTTATACTCTAAATTAAATACATTATTAGCTAAGTAATTTTTATATCCACAACCTTTTTTATTTTCATTTCCTTTCATTGTTTCTATTAATAAAAGTTGTTCCATTAATTTAAAAGCCATTAATTCATTTAATTTTTTAGTTGAGCCTTCGTCATAGAATAATGTATTATAAAAATCATTTATAGATTTAGAATATTTTTCAGTAAATTCTTCTATAGATAATTTATTAAAATCTATTATCATTTTAATTCCTGTTTTCACTTTAGTTTCATATCCTCCTAATACATTATTATTTAGATTATGTATATAAACATCAAATTTCTCATTTTCTTTTCTTCTCTTTCTTCCTAAACATTGCAATAAAACTCCAATGTCTGATACATCACATATAATTGTTTTAATTTCATCATCTCTAAGATTTATTCCTGCATCTAGGCAAGTTGTTGTTATTAATAAATTATCTTCAAACTTTTCGTTTTTTAACATATCTTCTATATCATCTTCATCTACAAATCTATATTTTTTATTACTTTTACTACAACAGAATAGACTATATTTCTTGTATTTCTTATATAATTTATAAGCTTTTTCAACACTTTCAATAAATACTATAGCTTTTTCATCATTATCAATTATATTTTCAATAATTCCTTCTATGGTTTCATCTTTATTAAAGAAATTTAGTTCATTGATCCATTCAAAATTGCCTTTAATTTCATAATTTTTAGTTTCCAGTTCTATATGTTTAAAATATTTTTGCATTAAATCACCAGTTGCACTCATGAAAATTTTAATTTTATTAGTTTGTCTTAATATTTTCTCTAAAGATATATCTGTTTTGTAATTGAAATTAGAATCTGATGTAAAATAATGAAATTCATCACAAACTATGTAATCATATTTACTTATATCAAAATCTTTTCTATTTTCTAATGTTTGATATGTAACTACATCAATTACATCTAATTTTTTATTTTCTTCTAGTTCTTGTATAAATTGTTGTTTACATCTTGTTCTATGTACTAATAATATTATTTTTTGATTGTTTTCTTTAGCTATTTCATATAATCTATTTTTGATAAAATAACTCTTACCATACCCCATTTGAGCTGATATAGTTATTACTTCTCCTTCTTTCCAATTTTTAACCTCATCTATTGTTATTAAATCTGATATTGTTTTTCTATTCATTCTTTTTTACGCTCCTTTTCTTCTATGTGTAAATAAGGATATGAATCTAGTCCATACCCTTTTGTAAATTATCTATTTTCAGCTTGTCTAAAATATTCTCTCATACATTTCATTAATTCATCTGTTTTCTCAAATGCAAATACTACTCTTTCAGAATCTTTTAAGCTTTTTTCAATTTTCTTGCAATCAAATCCATTTCTTACTAAATATTGCATTTGACGAAGAGTTTTTACTATATACATTTATATTTCCTCACTTTCAATTTTTTTATTTTTGTAATAATTCTTCTATTTCTCTAGCTTTATCTTTTAATTCTGTTGTATCTTTTCTTAAATCTTCTAAATTTTCTATTGTTTTTTTATTATCTTCTTTAAGCTCTTTTAATAATTGTTCAAATTCTTTCAACATATGTTTACGCTCCTTTCTAATAGCTATAAATTATTTTACTTGTACTAACTAATACAAAATTTCTTAGCTTTTTATCACCTATTAAGTATTTCTCCACATTTTCCTTAGATTTTACATCTGTACGCCTTTTTGTTAATGTACTTCTAAGCTGGAATGTATAATTTGGTAAGCTAATATCCGTATTAAATATATCAGATAACTTGTCCAATTTAATATCTGTAGTTAATTTACCATCTTTAACTTTGATTTTTCCATCTAAATTAAGTTCTTTCTTTATTTGTTCTATGTATTCTATATTATTTTCTATAAATTCTATTAAAAATTCATAGCCTAAGTCTTTTAAATGTTTCACTGCAATAGGTTTAAATCGTTTTGTACCTATAAATGGCTTATATACTCCATCTATTGAACATAATATAGCTAATTGTTCTCTATTCCATTTAGAAATATCTATATTATAATAGCTTAAAATTGTTATATATGTACTAACACACCATTTATTAGTGTAATTATCAAGATAAATATTATCTATCACATTAAGATTTGCACTTAATTTATTTGTATTATCTGTATCTCTAACCTTAATTACATGGTTATCCCAACACCTAAACCTTTCTAAAGCTAAATCAACGCATATAGCTTTTTTAGTATCAAATCCATAATCATAACCTTTTTGTTTATATAATTTATGTGTCCAATTCTCTGCATTAACATCATAATAATATCTAACCTTACAGTTGAAACGATCTCTTAAAAATATATAACTCATAAGACTGTCTATATCGTCACTCAAAATTAATGGATTTTCTTTTATAGTTCTTGTCCAAACTGGAAACTTTTCTTTTAATTCTTGTATCATTCAATGTCATGTTTCTGTCTATTATTATTTCTCTCGTGTTGTTATATCTATTTATTTTTTTCATAAAATATCAACTCTTTCTCTCTATTTTTTTATTAATATCATAATCTTTTTCTAACATTTTATAAATTTCATAATTCTTTTCTCTCTTTATACGGAAATAAAAAGAGAATAATCATAAACCAAACATAGTTTCACTTCCTTTCTACGCTATTTTTTATTAGTTCTCATCAATTATTTGTTTTATATCTTCTTTTCTTTTTTCTTCACCTATTCTATATATACAATCAACTATTTCATTAAATTTTTCTTCACTCATTACTAATTTTTCATTCTCTAACTGAGATAAATAGTTTCTTGTAATTCCTAATTCTTGTGCAATATCCTTTTGAGATAGGTTATATATTATTCTTAAATATTTTAATCTTTCTGATTTTCTCATTTTTCATCTTCCTTTCACTATTACCTTTTGCATTAAAAAATAAAAGGAGAGAGAAATTTCCCCTCCCCTTAATTTACTAAGCTATGGAGTTTTTTAATATGACTACTCCTTCACTCATAACTAATTTTACTGCATAAATATAGTCTGCGTATAAAGCTGTTCTCTTATATTTAGCTTGTCTTTCGCTTTCTATATTTATACCTCTTTTCTTCATTTTAGCTAATGCGTTTTTCTTAACTATGATAGTTACACATTCACCGTCACTTCCCATTGTGTCTTTGTCTGACATGAATACTGGTACACCTCTAAAGTGTCCTATGCAGTTGTGAGAAACGATACCGTTACCTTTTCCATTGAATGTATAATCAGCTTTAACGAATTCAGGCATATTATAGAATGAACTAGCTACTATAGAATGACAGATTATACAAGCCATATCTTCAACGTTTTGTTCATCTCCAAACATAGCGAATCCCCTATTTAGGTCATCTGCCATTAACACATTCTTATTAGTAGTTTTAACCTTTAATTTAGAAGTTAAAGCTTCTTTGAATAAATCTGAATCAAGTCCTCTAGCTAAAACTGTACCTTGTTGCATAGCTCCATTTTCTACAAAGTTTCCTAACGCAGTTAAATCATCTACATCATAAATTAAAACTCCTGGTGCAGCCATTTGTTTAATTGTAGCTTTAGTTTCTTTTTGAGTTAGTTCTTCCTCATCTATTCCATCACCTTTATTTAAAACTTTAGCTGATCCTATTTGATTGAATACAGGAAATGATACTGTATCACCAACTTTTCCTGAAAGTTCCCCTAAATCCATAGCGAAATTAGATAAAATTGCCTTTCCTTTAAATTTTTCTGTTACTATACCAGCGTAAATCTCTGGTTTAATTAAACTTCCCATTATATTAATTCCTTCTTTCTATCTATATTTTTATAATAAAGTAAGCTAATTACTTACTTAATATCTCGTATAATTTTGGATTAGTGTCATATAAATTACATCTTTCTGTATATGACATCTTTGAAAATTGTTCTTTAGTTATATTTCCATCAGCTTTTTCGTGTCCTTTAGGAACATAGCTCTTAGCTTGTTTACCTACTACTTTTGCAATATTATCTACATAAGTTTCTAAATCTTCTACACCTTCAAATTTTAAATAATCTGTAAGTTGTGAATCTAAACCCTTACTTGATAAAATACCTTTTGCAGTAGTTAATCTTTCTTTTTTAGCTAATTCTTTTTCTCTAGTTTCAAGTTCAGCTACTCTTTTTTCAAAAGCTAATTCTTCTTCTGTTTTTTCCTTTGGTAATTTACTCTCAAGCTCTTTTATTTGTTTTGAGTATTTACCTCTGATTTTATCTTGTTCGGATTGTAAGTATTTACTTACCATTTCCATTTGTTCTTCTGATAAATTTAATTCTTCTAACATTGTTTTCTTCCTTTCTTTAGTTTTAATCTATATACCCTTTATAAGTTTATATAAATTAACCCTATTATTTTTTATTTAAATGTTAAATTTTCCCTAAAATAAAAAGAGTAGAAATTAATCTACTCTAAAAGATTAATTAAGTATTAAATAATAATAAAATACAACGTTATACAACTTTACTTTTGAGGAACGGGAGATTTGAACTCCTACAAACGTTGCCAAACTTACCAATAATGTACACAATAAATAAAATGACTATATATAATAAAAAGCCTAAGAGATTAATCCTAGACTTCTATTAACTAATTTAATTTTGTGGTGGGTAAAAGATTTTTTTGTGGTGGGTAAAAATCTTTTTTTAATCTTATTTTTTCAAATTCATCATAAGAAATTCCATTAGGATATTTTTCTCTAATAATCTTATCCCATTCACTTTCTCTTTTCTTTTCTAACTTTTTAGCTTGTTTATTATTATATTTAATAATTGCATTTTTTATTTTCTGAAATTCTTCTAACCCTTCCAAATCTTCATTTAACAATTTATCTATTTCATAACTTTTTAATGTCATTAAATAATAATCTTTCTTTTTAACTTTACCTTCTACCCTAAAACTCTTTCTTTCATAAAAAGCTAGTGATATAAGTTGTTCACTTCCATTCCACTTGTTTTTTCTTTTATACTCTTTTACAATAATCATAAATTCTCTCGCTCCTTTTTACTCATAAATTATTTAGTTACAAATTCACGATATTTCTGCAAATGTTCTTCTTTAAGATTGATTTTATAAGATTCATATTGACTTATTGCACTTTTAGAAATACCTATATAATTTGCAACTTCAACAATCTTAATTTTATTGATCTTTCTTAATCTCCTTAATTCTTCTCTTTCTTCCATTTGCAAATATCCTTTCTTTTCCATTTAATAGTTAAGTAAAATAAAAAATAACAATCAAAATTTACTCTACCATAATACCCCATTAAGAGGGTTCTTTATCAAATCGCTACAACCGTTGGTATTACTATGTTTGGAGGGTATTTTATTTTTTTAAATTTAAAAAAATGTCCACTTTTTATTTACTCTACCATAATGCTTGGTTCTGTCAAAAATCACGAAATCGCTATAACCATTGGTATGACTAGGTTTGAGGGGTGTTATGATTTTAATATAAAATTATTTTGACGAATTTTTATTTACTCTACCATAATACCCCATTCATAAGGTTCTTAGCTAAATCGCCACAACCGTTGGTATGACTGAGTTTAAGTGATATTGTATTTTTTATTTTTTAAAAAAGAGGGGTAAATTTATTTACTCTACCTATATCACCCAATCTTCATCCTTGAAAACCCTTGATATTACTAGGTTTAAGAAGGGTACTTAAAAAAATCCCCTTATTTTTAGGCTTATTTTGACACATTTTTAAATATCCATAATCTCACATCATTAATACTACTATTATCCTTCCTATAGTTAATTGAGGTGTGGGTAGCTTAAAACCTAGTGATACCAATGGTTTGAGGTAGTTTTAGCTCTGTGGACATTCTTAGAAATCTAATGTTTTGAAAATTAAGCCTTTGATAAATTTAAATTTCCATTACTAAATTATATTTTTAAACTTCTATACTTTCTCACACCCCTCTAACCCTCATTCTATGGTAGAATTTTAAGCTATATTTTAAATCTGAGAGTGTTCTTAAATAATTTATCAACTCACTTGAAATTAAGCTCTTATTTAGCGTTTTATTTTACACTTGACTTTTAAGTGCCAAAGGCTTATAAATCCTTAGGGGAGCTTGAGTGAAGGCAGAGTTATTCCCTATACACAACATAAAAAAATTATGAAGTGCATAAGGAACTCTCAACTTATAAATCCTCTTTTTCGCTGTCGTTTCAGTTGCCCTTATTAGTTAAGTATCATCTAGCGTTATAAAGCTTGTCCTATAACATCTGATACAGTTTCCCCACTCTTTAGAGTGCCAAACTACCACCGTGCCTTTTGTTTATGGATATTGGTAGACACACACCTAAGCGTATATTATAACCATTGTTCCAGCTATACAAATAAGGGTAACATATAGCTAGTATAATATACTGTTAATTTTATACATCGGCTTAACTAACCTACTATCTTATTTATAGAAGTTGCATAGTGCCTAACAACTCAACCTATACTTAATTTAGGGTATAGGAAATAAAGCCTTGCAAATCCTCACTTTTTTTGAGATAATAACATTAGTGTATTGATATATCCTTTTGTGAGTGAGTATGAGGATATGCAAAGTTTTATAAAACTATATTTAGTTTTAAGTAGTAGGTATTGTGAGTGCCTACTATTTTTTTATCTTAAATTAATGTAACTACTTGTAAATTGTTCAAGTGGATTATATTTATCCATTTCAATTTTTAAATCTTGTACTAATAAATTTATATAATTCTCAGTAATTTGTAAGTTACTGTGACCTAATATCTTTTGTAGTGTAACAACATTACCACCATTCATAATCCATTTCTTTGCAAATGTATGTCTATAACGATGTATTCCAGTTTTATTTATTCCACGCTTTTTATTGTAGCTAGATAAACTTGCATTAATAGTACATTTAGAAAGTTGTATTCCATAATCATTGCAGAATAAATAATCATCTTCTTTATCTGGTTTTCTTATTCTTAAATACTCTTTTAAAATTTTGATAATTATATTGTTAAGTGGTATTATCAAAGGTTTTCTATTCTTAGTCATATTTACAAATACAACTTCATTGTCGAAATCAATATCTTTTACTTTTATATTTACAAAACTATTTAATCTTAGACCCGTCGATAAAATAAAATTTACTAAAACCCAATTTCTATATTCACCAAATCTACAAGTTTTAAGATCTGGTTTTTTTAGTAACTTTTTTAATTCTTCATCTGTATATGGTTCAATATTTTTCTTATCTACTTTAGGCAATTTTATTTTAAAATTTGGAATATATTCTTGTCTCATCCAGTAGTACATCCAAGTCTTTAAATCTCTTGTGTAAGTATGTAATGTTTGGTCATTAATATTAAATTTTTCTTTACACTTAACAACAAACTCACCTACACTATTAATATTTAAATCTTTTATATAAATATTTTCATCTATAATTCTTGTAATAGATTTATAACTCTCTCTGTAATGTCTTAAAGTATCTTTCCTTAAATTTCTTCTTTTACAATCAATTAAATATTCTTCTACACCTTCTTTAAATGTTATAAGATTTTCTGTTTGACAAGATATTTTCTTTCTCATTTTTGTTCCTTCCTTAGATTTTAGGTACAAAAAAATAAGTACCCGTTATATATATTTTTTATATAACGAATACTTATTAATTTTAGGTATTTATTTAAACTTTAAAATAGACTTATATCTTTCCTAAGCGTTGATATATCTATTATTTGTTCATTCCTTCTTCTACAGCAACAGCAACTGCAACAGTAGCTCCTACCATTGGGTTGTTACCCATACCGATAAGA